CTCAAGAAGGCCGACAACGTCAAGGGCGAGCGTTGCGTGGCGCTGACGTTTGCCAGCGGCTCCAAGGTCTACTTCAACTGCTACCCGTCTGCCAGCCTCGCGCCTGGCGGCTCCAAGGGCGAGGCCGTCACCACCCAGGTCGGCTTCAAGCTGCGCGGGCCGATCACCGCCTACGCGTCCTGAGGCGGTCCGCGATGACCGTCGTGACGAAGGCTGGCATCGCCAGCCCGGTGCTCCCGAAACAGAGCGTCGAGGTCGAGCCGCTGGGCGGCGAGGTGGTCGTGCGCGGCCTGCTGCTGGTCGAGCTGCTCGGCGTGCAGCAGCGCATCGCCACGCTGCACCAGGCGGCGGGCGGCGGCGACCATGCCGCCAGCGTCAGCGAGATCGTGCCCGATGTGCTCGCGCTGTGCGTCCTGGATGCCGATGGTGTCTCGCTCTTCAGCCGCGCGGAGTGGCAGATCTTCGGCGGCCAGCACCAGGCGGCCGCGCTCAACTTGTTCAACGTCGCCTGGCGGCTGTCGGGCATGGACAGGACGGGCACCGCAAAAAACTAGCGCGCCGGCCTGAACTGCGATTTGCGCTCAGGCTGGCGCAACGGATGGGGATGACGATGCAGCAGCTCGGCGAAACCATGACGGCGCAGGAGTTCGGGGAGCACTACGCGCTGGAGTGCGAAGAGCCTGTCTCCAGCGGCACCTTCAAGCTCCTGTCCAAACTGCTCGCGGCCATTGCGAATGGCCCGCTGCAGCCGCCGGCCGCGGGCCGGATCTGGGCGCCGCACGACTTCATGCCGGATCTCTGGAAGGACATTGCCGAGGATGAGCCGTCCGATCAGGCCCCCGAGAACATGACCGTCGACCAGATCATGGCCCGGGCACGTACTGTAGGCATGGTGCACTGATATGGCGGACGCACAGGCTCGGATCCGGATCACCGCACAGGACGATACCGCTGCCGCCTTCAAACAGGCCAGCAGCAACATCGCGGCCCTGCAGAGCAGCGCGCTGACCCTCGCGGGATCGCTCGGCGGTGCGTTCGCCGCCGGCGGCCTGGCATCCATCGTCACCAGCGCGATCGACGCCGTCGACAACCTGCGGGACTTGAGCCAGACCACTGGCGTCGCCATCCAGGGCTTGGGCGGACTGGGCTTCGCCGCCTCGCAGAATGGCGGCAGCCTGGAGGGCGTGGCCAGCGCCGCCGGCAAACTCAACAAGACCCTGGCCGAAGCCGCGGCGGGCAGCCAGAAGGCGCTGGAGCCCTTCCGGCTGCTGGGGATCAGCATCCAGGATGCAGCCGGCCAGACCAAGACGGCGGATGTGGTGTTTGCCGAGGTGGCCAGCCGCTTCGCCACCTTTGCCGACGGTCCGGAGAAGTCGGCGCTCGCGCTTCGCCTGTTCGGCAAGGCGGGTGCCGAGCAGATCGCACTGCTCAACGAAGGCGGCGAGGCGCTGCAGGCCAACATCGAGTACTACAAGCAGTACTCGAAGGTCACTGCTGAGCTGGCCGCGAGGGCGGACGCCTTCAATGACACCCTGGGCAAGGTCGCGCTGCAGGGGCGGTCCTTCGGAACCACTCTGGCGGCGGAGCTTCTGCCCGCGCTGCAGGCCGTCGCCGATGAGTTCCTGAGTCTGCAGGAGCAGGGCGGGGCCTTTAGCTTCATCGCATCGGCTGTGCGGGTGGCGTTCGAAGCCATCGCCATCCTGGGCGCCAACGTCGTCTTCGTGCTGAAGACCTTCGGCCGGGAATTCGGCGCCATTGCCGCGCAGGTTGTCGCGCTGGCCAATCTGGACATCAAGGGCTTCAACGCAATCAGCGAGGCCGTCAAGGCCGACGGCGTCAAGGCCCGTGCCGAGCTCGATGCGCTCGAGCGGCGCATCCTGGGCATCGGCCGCATCGACCCCAACGACGAGTCGGCGGCGGAGCGGCGCCGGCTGGGCCTGGGTGGGCAGACGCGGGCGGCCGGGCCGGCGCCTCGCCTATCGGCCGATCCCAGCGGTCGTGCGGCGCAGGAAAAGCGCGCCATCGACCTGACCAACAAGTCGCTGCAGTCCTACGTCGAGACCCTGGAGAAGCAGCTCCAGAAGAACCAGAACCTGACCGCCACCGAGCAGGCGCTGGTCTTCCTGCGCGAGAAGGGCGCCGGCGCCACGCTGGAGCAGACCGCCGCGATTCTCGGCCTGGCCCGGGCGCTCGATGCCGAGGCTGAGCAGCTGGACCGGATCCGGCTCAAGCAGCAGCTCGCGATCGAGGCCGGCGACCAGGTCGACCGCGCGAACGCTGAACGGGCCCAGCGCCTGCAGGGGCTGCTGGCCGACACGCCCTCCCAGCGCTTCGAGCAGCAGCGGCAGGACCTGGAGCTGCTGCAGGACGCCTTCGAGCAGTTCCGCCGGACCGGCGGCCAGCTGGGCATCAGCGAGGAGCAATACACCCAGGCCGTCCAGAAGCTGGCCGGCATCAACACCGAGCTGGAGAAGAGCAAGTCCATCGCTGAAGAGCTGGGCCTCACCTTCACCAGTGCGTTCGAGGACGCGATCGTGGGCGGCAAGAGCTTGTCCGACATCCTCAAGGGCCTGGAGCAAGACGTGCTGCGCATCGTCACCCGCCAGCTGGTCACGAAGCCGCTGGGGGATGCCATTTCCGGCGCCGTCAGCGGTTCGGGTGTGGGAGGCTTCTTCAGCAACATCATCGGCAGCCTGTTCGGAACCCGCGCCACCGGGGGCCCGGTGCAGGCCGGCGGCACCTACCTGGTGGGGGAGAAGGGCCCGGAGCTGTTCAAGGCGCCGGTCAGCGGAACCATCGTGCCCAACAACCAGCTGGGTGGCGCCATGGGCCGATCGCTGGCCATCACCATCAACCCGCCGGCCGGCATGAACCGGCAGAGCGCATCGCAGTTCGCTGCCGACGTGGCGCGCCAGATCAGCCTGGCCGACCGCTACAACAACTGAGCACACCATGCCGGCCTCGATCCTTGACGACGTGATCTTCCCGGATACGCTGGTCGCCGTGGCCGCCCGCGGGCGCAAGCGCTGGGCCACGGCTATCGCCACGAATCAGGGCGGCTACGAGACGCGCAACGGCCTGCGGGTGCAGCCGCTGCGGGAGTACGAGCTTGGCATGGTGCCCAGGACGGTCGCGCAGTGGATGGCGATCGACACCCTGCATGACGTCGTGCGCGGTTCGCTGTACGGCTTCCTGCTCAAGGATCCGACGAACAACGCGTGCACCGTCGCGGACGGCCTGCTGCGGCCGCTGCCGGCGTCGCTCAGCGGAAGCCTTGGAACGACCGGTGCAGGCTACGGCGTGCCGAACTACCGCCTGCTCAAGCGCGGCACCTCCGGAGCCAGGACGCACGACCGGGACATCCGCAAGCCTGTGTCCACGGGCTTCGCTCTGTACCGCAACGGGTCGCCCGTCACCCTGGGGGCATCGGCCGGCAATGCTGCGCTGGACGCCGTCAATGGCAACGTGACCTTCGTGGCCGATTCCTCCAGCGCCGTGACGGCGGTGACCGTCGGCGCCACCACCCAGGTCACGCTGACCGCCGCGCTGAGCGGCCTGGCCGTGTCGGGGCGGTTGTACCTGAGCGGCCTGACTGGCACCCACGCCGCCGATCTCAACGGGCTGAGCCACCAGGTAACCGCGATCTCTGGCGGTGGCCTGAACGTCTACACCCTGGCCACCAACACCGCCGGCCGGACAATCACCGCCGCCGGCAACGGCTACAAGTACCCGCAGCCGTCAGACGCGCTGACCTGGGCCGGCCAGTTCCTGGTGCCGGTGCGCTTCAAAGACGACGACATCGACTGGTCGATGGTGATGGGGCATGCCAGCACCGACACGCGCCTGGTGGAGGGCCCCAGCGTGCTGCTGATCGAGGTGCCCGTCCCATGAAGGCCCGCAGCCTGGCGCTGACGGGGCACCACAACGACGCGGTGCAGACGCGTGCATGGTGCTGGCGGGTCACGCGCACGGACGGCCAGGTCTTCGGCTTCACGTCGGTCGACCGCGACCTGGTCATTGATGGCGTGACGTACGCGGCCGCCACCGGCATCAGCCCGTACGCCATCGCCGGCCGATCGGATCTCAGTGTGCAGAACATGCAGGTGGCCGGCCTGCTGGACAGCACCGGCATCACCGAGGAAGACATCGCCGCCGGGCTCTGGGATGGGGCATCCGTCGTCAACTTCGAGGTCAACTTCGACGACCTCACCCAGGGCACCATGGTGCTCGCCACGGGTGTGCTGGGCCCGGTCCGGGCAGGCCGAGTCGCCTTCGAGGCGGAGCTGCGCGGGCTGGCCCAGCGGCTGCAGCAGCCCATCGGCGAAGTCTTCACGATCGGCTGCCAGGCAAGCCTGGGCGACAGCCGCTGCAAGGTGTCCCTGGCCAGCTGGACGGTCACCGGCACCGTGACCGCCGCGGCCAGCGCTCGCGCATTCACGGACAGCGCCCGCGCTGAGGCCGCCCACTACTTCACGGCCGGCCTGATCACCTGGACCAGTGGCGAGAACGACGGGCTCTCGATGGAGGTGCGGCTGCATTCCACCGGCGGCGTGTTCGAGCTGGCCCTGCCCATGCCGCACGCCGTGGCCGTGGGCGACACCTACAGCCTGGTCGCCGGGTGCCGCAAGCGCGCGATCGAGGACTGCAAGACCAAGTTCAACAACATCCTGAACTTCCGCGGGCACCCGTACGTGCCCGGCAACGACAAGGTCCTGGGCAATGCCGGGCTGAGCAGCGTATGAGCGCCGACATCCTCGCCCATGCACGCGGCTACCTCGGCACGCCCTGGGTGCACCAGGGCCGCAGCAGCGCCGGCCTCGACTGCTTGGGCCTGGCGGCGCTCACCGCGCGCGCCGTGCGTGGCTACACCTGGGACATCACCAACTACGCCGCCCAGGCCACCGATGAGACCATGCTGCGCCTCTGCGCCGAGCACATGGATCCCGTGCCCCTGGCCCAACTGGCGCCCGGGCATGTGGTCGTGATCCGCTACCAGCGCCAGCGCCACATGGCCATCGTCGGTGACTACCCGGCCCAGCCCGGCGCGCTGAGCCTCATCCACGCCAGCAGCGTGCATGGCAAGGTCGTCGAGCACCGGCTCGACAGCCGCTGGCAGCGCATCATCATTGCCGCGTTCGCCCTGCGCGATCTGCGCGGCACCACGGAGGCCGCGTAATGGCGCAGCTCGCACTTGCTGCCGCCGGCTCGGCGATCGGCGGCAGCCTGATCACAGGCACCTTCCTGGGCATGAGCGGCGCGGCCATCGGCTGGTCTGTCGGCTCCCTGGTGGGCAGCATGCTGGGCGCCAAGGGCACGCACACGGTGCAGCCGGGCATTGGCGACAAGTCCGTCCAGGTCAGTACCTACGGCGCTTTTCAGACCATCGTCTATGGCACCATGCGCGTCGCCGGCAACGTGATCGATGGTGTGGGCGAGGTACGGGAGGTGCGCACCACCACGCGTGTCGGCAAGGGCGGCCCGAAGTCGACCAACACCACGCTGAGCTGGAATGCGGATGTGGCCATCGACATCGGGCAGGCAGGGTGCCTGGGCATCCGCAAGCTCTGGAACGCCGGCAAGCTGGTGTATGACGTGAGCAGCGGCGCCAGCGCCGACAGCATCATCGCCAGCGCGATCAAGGCCACCAGCTTCAAGCTGTACGACGGCAACGAGTCCCAGCTGCCGGACCCCACGCTGGAGGCCATCCACGGCGTTGGCAACGTGCCTGCCTACCGCGGGCGCAGCTACATCGTGCTGGCCGGCGTGGACTGCCCCAACGGGCAGATCCCGCAGCTGAGCTGGGAGGTCTGCTACAGCGTCACCCCGGCCACTGCGCTGCCGATCTTCACGCCGGCACCACCCTTCGAGCCGGAGTACAAGTTCAATGCAACCGCCCCATACAGCGCCGTCGCGCGGGTCTGCGGCAGCGACGTCGTCTACCACATTTCCCTGAACTACCAGGCCGGCACCGGTGGCAGCTACCAGATCAGCGCGCAGGGCTTCCGGCTGGGCAGCGGCTACAAGCAGAAGCTGTGGACAACCATCTGGGAGAGCCTGGGCACCGGCACCCGCACCGTGATCGGTATGGTGGGTAGTGCGCGCCGCCCGCTGGCCGTGCGCTCCGGCCTTGCCACGAACGCCGTCTACAGCACCACCAACACGATCAAGGTCATCGACATGCTGACGGGCGTGGAGACCACCGTGCGGGCCTACATCCCTGGCACCGTGGACTACGACTTCGTGCCGGGTGCTGCTGCCTACGATGAGGTCACGGGCAAGTACATCCTGGTTGGCAACCCGACCGCCGGGCGCACCTACGAGCGGTTCAACCCGCAGATCTACAGCTCCGGCAATGTCGGCGGTGCGCGCGTGGCCCTGCCGGCCACCAGCGGTGTGGTTGTGGCCTTCTACAACGACGTGGTCTATGCATTCGACCAGCGCTCCAGCCAGACCTACCTGCAGATGTACGATGGCACGACGGGCGCCTTCATCGACGAAGTCGGTGGCGGCCCGGCGTCGCTGGACTGCAACACATTCGCCACCGGCGCGGATCCGGACACCGGCGTGCAGTTCAATGGCTTCCTGTCGGCCATCAGCGCGCATGCCGGCGGCGTGTTCGTGTACTGCAAGACCAACGACACCGTCTGGCGGATCACGAGCAGCTGGGAGCAGATCTCCGACACAATCACCAACACCTCCGTCACGACGGAGGGCATCGAGGCGCCCTTCGTGGAGCAGGACTACATCGTCGAGGGGCCCAGCGTGGCCACGCCGGACAGCGAGGCGCACTACCGCGTCGCGCCGACCCGCAGCTTCGACCCGCTCGATGTCACCGTGGGGTCCGTCATCAACGCCATTTGTCAGCTCGCCGGCCTCGAGGCGGGCGAGATCGACACCACTGCCCAGACTGCCACGCTGCGTGGCTATGCCATCACCCGCCAGGCCAGTGCCCGCGCCGCCCTCGAGCCGCTGCTCAAGGGCTTCTTCGTCGACGCACGGGAGCAGGATGGTCAGATCGAGTTCCTGAATCGCTCGGAGCAGGCGAGCAGCTTCAGCGTGACCGTCGACGAGCTGGCCTGCAGCGAGGATGGCGGCGGTGGTGACCCGATGCCACTGGCCCGGGCCGATGTGGCCACTTTGCCGCGCAGCGTGGCCGTGACCTACATCGATGTCAACGCCGACTACCAGGTGGGCACCCAGAGCGCCGTGCGCCAGACCGTGACCAACCGCAACGAGCAGTCCGAGGATCTGCCGATGGCCACCACGGCGGACCATGCGGCCACCGTGGCCCAGGTGCTGCTGTACGACGCCTGGAGCGTGGCCAATACCCGCACCGTGAAGCTGTCGCGCAAGTTCTCGGCGGTCAGCCCGGGCGATGTGGGCAGCTTCGAATACCCGGCCGGCTCCACCACCCTGCAGCGTGTGGCCCGGGTCGTCGATGACGGCGCCATCGTGACGCTGGACCTGGTGGACGGCGATGCGCCGCTGTACGACCTGGACGCCACCGGCGCCGGCCCGTCCGGCGGTCAGTCCAGTCCTGGCCTGATCGGGCCCACGCGCATGGCGCTTCTCGACATCCCGATCCTGCGTGACGCGGACGACGACAACGGCATCTACGCTGCGCTGGCACCCTACACCACCAGCTGGTCCGGCGCGGTGCTGTACCGCGGTGCGGACGATGCCAGCCTGGCAGCCGTGGCCAGCGTCACCACCAGCACCGCCGTCGGCATCGCCAGCACAGCGCTGGCCACCTGGCCGAACAACACGGTCGACCGCGTCAACACCGTCCAGGTGGAGGAGGTCGGCACCCAGTCCAGCACCACCTACGAGACCGCCCTGGACACCGGCGAGAACTGCTGGCTGATCGGCGACGAGATCCTGCTGGCCATGACGGCCACCTTCGTGTCGACCGGCGTCTATGTGCTGAGCGACCTTGTCCGGGGCCTTCGTGGCACGGAGCGCTACAAGGGCACGCACGTCGCAGGCGAGCGCGCCGTGCGCCTGCCGCTGAGCGGCGAGGGCATCGTGCGCCCTGTGCTCGATCTGGGCGAGCTGGGCGTGCCGCGACAGTACCGCGCCATTACCTACGGCCTGAATCTGGACAGCCAGGACAGCACGGCCTTCACATCCGCCGGCTACGGCCTCAAGCCGCTGGCGCCCGTGGACTTCCGGCGCGTGGCGCTCAACGGCAACAGCACTCTGAGCTGGAACCGCCGCAGCCGGCTATCTGGCGAGTTCCCCGACAGCTCCGACATCCCGCTGGGCGAGGCGGCCGAGCTCTACTACGTGGACATCTATTCGGACAGCGGCTTCACGCTGGTCGTGCGCACCCTGCAGACTGACGAACCGACGGCCACCTATACGCTGGCCCAGCAGTCGGTGGACTTCGGGAGCTACCAGGCCACGCTGTACCTGCGGATCTACCAGGTCAGCGCGCTGGTGGGGCGCGGCGTGCCGCTGGAAGTGACCAGCACGGTGGCCAACCTCAACTCGACGCCGCCCAGCCTGCTCGCCCACATGGACGGGGCGGGCGTCATCACCACCCCGGTCGACAGCAGCAGCTACGCCTTCACCGGCACTCTGGTGGGTACGGCGGCGCTCAGCACTACCCAGAGCAAGTTCAGCGGCTCCAGCCTGTATGTGCCGGGCGGCGCGTCAGCGAACAGCTGCAACTTCGCCACAAGCTCGGCAGCCCACAGCTTTGGTACCGGCGACTTCACGATCGAGTTCTGGGCTTACTGCGTGGCGGCGACCGCCAACCGCCACAGCTTTGCGATCAGCCTCACTGGCAGCATCGCATCGGTTGCAAACGTCTGCCTGTACCTGCAGCTCAAGCAGACGACCGGCGCGATCGACGTCGTCACCTACGCGGGCGCTGCCATTGACGCGACCATCAACGCCGGCGCGGGCTCCTTCGCGGTGGCCACCTGGAACCACATCGCGATCAGCCGCAAGAGCGGCACGCTGCGGCTGTTCGTCAACGGCGTGCAGAAGGGCAGCAGTGTGGCCAGCGCCGGCAGCCTGAACTACAGCAGCTCGATGGTAGTCATGGTGGGCGGGTGGCAGCTCGAATCCAGCGACACCACCTACTACGACGAGGTGCGTATCACCAAGGGCGAGGCCCTGTACTTTGCCACCTTCACGCCGCCCGCGGCGCCATTCTGAGGTCCACCAGCATGAGTAGCACCACCAGCAAGTTCGACCAGCTCAGCTCCAGCCAGGCGGGCAAAGAGGTCCGAATCAACCAGCTGTTCGATAGCATGAGCCCGGCAGCGTTCGGCGGCCGCCGCGAAAGCACCACGACCGGCCTCACTGGGGGGTACTAC